TTCCCACCTCCGTTCCCACCTCCGTTCCCACCTCCGTTCCCACCTATATTCCCACCTTCATTCTGCGTACCAAGCGGAAGCTGTTCTATTCCTAATTGCAGCATACCTTGCGGTGGAGGAAACTGTTCTCTTGTTGATAACTGTGGAACTGTTTGTGGTTGCAATGACTAATAATGTATACTTCAATACTAAAAAGGAGAAAAAATGAAGGTAAAAAACTTTTACTTAAATTTAGAAGGTGACAAAATTCCACTTTTATCTTTAGGTATTGAAGAAGATGGATCAATTGTTGAAGGCTATGCTGACAAAGATTATGTGTTGTCTAATAATCCACAGATACTAGACATCACGCACCTAAATTATTTGCCAGCAAAGAAGAGCTTCTGGAATGGTTCAGAGTTTATTGCTCCCGAAGGAGAAGAGCACAGACTGCCTTGTGGGGATCTCTGCGCTGACGGCTGTACATCTTTTGCATTCTTAAAAGATAATATTTATTACGGGCTAAATGGTTATTGCATTGGAGTTGGAAACAACAATATGCTAATTGCTGCATTGTCTAGTAATCCAACAATTACATTTGAAATAGTCTAACCTTAATAAAAGGAGAAACAATTTTATGGACGCAGAATTAACAGCTTGGCAAAAGTATAAACAAAACCTTGGGGACACAAGGCCTTGGGATTTGTTAAATCCAAACACAGTATACATCAGCGATAAGGTCTATTCCAATAGAATAAGTATCTGTAAAGGATGCCCAGAATTTATTTCTCTTACAACACAATGTAAAAAATGTGGATGCGTAATGAAGATGAAAGCAAAACTAGAACTGGCGACTTGCCCAGTCGGAAAGTGGTAATGCAATGGCATCTCTTATACCTTCAGGTTACTTTGGTTCTTCAGTAGACAGCATAATCGTGCTGGAAGATTTTATTGCCCAAGAAGATGTAAAAACTGTCTATGATTTTGCCGTTGGAATTGAAAGTTTTGAGAAAACATCAGACCATTGGGATAACAGAGTATTAAATGCAAGAGGCTTAGAATCCAATAAAGATATTTACGAAATAATAGTAAAATACCAAACAAAATTAAAAAACACTATACAAAATAGGTTTGGTTTTGAGGTAGGTGATGTTGCTCCATCTATAGTTAAGTGGAGAAGCGGGGATGTACAACCCCCTCACGCAGACAATGAAACCTTAGATGGTGATCCAGTTGATTACCAAAGCGATGTATCTTCTTTATTTTACTGGAATAATAACTTTGAAGGGGGAGAAATTTATTTCCCCAATCAAGGGCTACAGTTAAAGCCAAAAGGCGGAACTGTTGTAATTTTTCCTGGGGATAGATTTTACGCCCACGGAGTCACGGAACTTTTATCAGGAGAAAGATTTACAACCCCTGCTTTCTGGATAGTCAAACACATAAACGGAGAAGGTTAAAAATGATAGAAAATACAGTAATAGAAAATCCCGCCCTTGGAGTTTATGTCTACAAAAATACTCTTACTAAGGATATGAACCTAGTAGAGCGCTTGGAAAAAGTTATTGAAGAAAACTCCAACGAATGGTTCAAGTGGAGCGAAGCTCAAGTAGGCGACTACCAAACTATGAAAGATTATAGAGATTGCGTAGACTTCAAGGTTCGTAAAAGTGATACACAGGTTCCTCAAGTAGCTGATACTGATATGGCAAAGATATACAATGAGATTGATGAGCGCTTACAGCTTTGCCTAAAAGACTATTGTTCTAAATTTAATATCAGTATGGATTATCAAGAGGCAGTAAATTTTGTTCGATATGGAAAAGGACAGCATTTTGCTGCACACTCGGATCACGGGTTTAGTTACGTATGTACAGTTTCAACTGTAATGTATTTAAACGACAACTACTCTGGTGGCGGTTTACATTTTCCTTTCTTGAATTACACATACACTCCAGAAGAAGGAGACATTGTTCTATTCCCGTCAACATTTTTGTATATGCACGCAGCACTTCCAGTTGAAGAAGGAATAAAATACGCAGCAGTGACTATGTTTGACTGGAATAATAGATTTCACGGTGCTAATTCAACAATTAGAAATCAATAATACCAATGACAAAAAAGGGACTGAAGAAAAACATTGTTGTTATAGAAAACTTTATTTTACCAATAGATTGCAAAATTGTACTGGACTCATTAGATGAAAGTATTAATTGGGTATCATATAGTCAACAAGGAATACCTGATAAAGTAACTAAAAACATTCACGAAAAAGTAGAAGCATATGGCATACTAAAAAATGCAACTGATAGATTGCAAAATGAAATTGAAATGCATTTTGGTAGATCATTAGAAGAAGGATTTCCAGGAGTAAGAGTTTGGAATGTTGGCGACTATCAGCCGTTACACGCTGACGGAGAAGACCCAGAAGGAAATCCCAACGAAGCATACATAGTTGATTATGGATCAGTCATATATTTAAACGATGACTATGAAGGTGGCGAGATTTACTTTCCAGACCAAGATATTGATTTCAAACCAAAAGCTGGAACGGTGGTCTTTTTTCCTTCAAACAATATGTTTATTCACGGTGTTAAAGAGATTACAAAAGGCGAGAGATATACCTGTCCTCAATTTTGGATTCCAACAAAATACAAAATTTTTGAACAGCAAATTAAAAATAAAATAGAAAAGAATTAGTAATGTTTGGTTTTATTAAAAACTTGTTTGTAAAAGATAAACACATTCATTGTTGGAAAAAAAATTGTAAAGTCAACAATCATATTTTTACAATTGAAAAACAAAAAGAAATTAGATTGAAACAACTACGAAATAAATAAGGAGACACAGTGGCCTTTGGCGACGACATCACAGAGGGAATACCCTACGTCCTATCAAACCCATCGGGTGCCACTAATTACTCATCTACTGGCGAAGCCTACGACATAGCCATTGCTGGTCTACCGTTCTTCTTGCTTAACAGTGATGAGGCACCATATCGTCGTGTCACAGCGCAGTATCGCAAGCAACAGATTGACCAGTCACGTGAACCAGGTGAGCAAACACTTACCGGTTGGTGGGTACGATCTCAATCATCTTTTCACCTTGGCGCAGGCATTAAGTTCTTTGAACCAGTACAGGAAGAGTCACTTCGATTCCAGTACACAGAGTCAAAGGGTGTAGATGTCTGGACCAGAGGTCAGGCAACCTTGCTTAACGACACTGCTTCCTTTTATGCAGGAGCCGCACCTGCTCAGCTTATCGGTGTTAACGATGGAACCAATGATTGTATCTACGTCACAGATGGAACTGCGCTAAAGAAGATTACAACTGGTGGCACTTCAACAACTATTACCCAAGCAGGCACAGCCTCAACCATCTACAGCCTTACAACTGATGGTTCTAACTATTACTTTATCAATGGCACCAAGATTCATAAGGGTTCAGTGGGTGCAACTCCAGCAGACTCTGAGATCTACAATACTCCAGGAGTTACTAGAGCGACAATACGCTATGTAAAACAGCGTTTGATTCTTGCTATTGGCAATGTGTTGTATGAACTAAATGCTAACGCTACTGCTTCTGCTGCTTTGCCAACAGCTTTATACACTCACCCTAACGCTAACTGGGTTTGGTCATCTATTGCTGAGGGACCACAAGCCATCTATGTATCAGGTTATGATCCAAATGGCACATCATCTTCTGTCTTTAAGATTGGTTTGAATACAGCCACAGCTAACTCTTTAGGCTTTCCAACACTAGAAACACCTACAGTTATTATTGATATGCCAGAGGGTGAACGCATCAATGACTTTGATGTATACCTTGGAGCATACGCAGTCCTTGCAACAAGCCTAGGATTTAGAGTAGGTATTGCAGATACTAATGGTGATGTCCAGTATGGTCCATTGCTATTCAAAGATGCGCCTTGTAACAACATTGCTTTCCGTGACAACTTTGCCTACCTATCATCAAAGGTAGATGGAGAAGCAGGTTTAGTCCGTGTTGATCTATCTGACACTGTACTTGCAAACTCTTTGTTCTTCCCTTGGGCTTGGGACTTAATTGCATCCGGTACTTCAACTACTGCAAGTCAGGTTGCCTTCTTTGGAAACTCAGACAGAGTAGCATTTACTAATGGCAATAACACTTGGGCAGAATCTACAACCAGCCTAGTAGCAGAAGGTTACCTGCGTACTGGCTACATCCGCTATAA